ACAGTACAGCAGTGATTGTTTCTGTCTCTTTAGCAGTAAATGTTGCAGTTCCAGAAGCATCCTTATACGTTGCGTCATCCATCCACACACTAGAAGGTTTCTTCAACCCACTAATGTCTGCACCAAATGATGCTGTCATTCCTTGAAGGATAGACCCTGTGTATGTTGTATGCCAGACAATACCAACCTTTGCTTTGTTGATAGTCTTACCTAATGCGCTATCAACAGGTACAGCGTAAACAATGGTGTTGGGCTGAAAGGTATAATATTTAACGCCATCGATAGTCTCTGTTTCCACATCCGACGTGAACATAAGATCACCTTGAAGAACACCTTTGATACCCAACTTTGAGAACTCTTTAAGTGCAACTTTAAACTTTTCATTAAGTGCGCCAGAGAGGTCATCGTCAATTTCTTTTGAAGTCTTATATAATTTTGCTGTTTTATTAAAGACAGATTTTTTGGCCACAAAAAAGTCGCCTGTCTCTGGTTCAATACCGGCGAAGATTGCTGGCGCCCCGTCCCATTTTTCCGTGATGTTTACACTGGAACGTGTAGAACCACTCAGCATATCTCGCAGAGAACGTAGGAAGTTAAGAGCAGCACGACCACCATCAACACCATGATCAAGGATGAGGTCTTCAGCGTGTTCAAGGTGTAAATTTTTATTTGCTTTTTCTTCAGTAAGCATTTCTGAAAATGACATCATTATGACCTACCTGTAGCTTTCATTGCAACACCCCTTACATGTGCTTCCATGTTCTGGGCATTAATAATCTCAACTGGTAATTTTGTAGATGTTATGTTAGATTTAAACTCTTCAGCAGCACCAGACATCATTTCATCTGCATCCTCTATTATCCATACCTTTTTGATTTTAAAATCATCAGTTACAATCTCATCCCAATTATCATCAGTTTTGCGGCGTTGCATATAACGAGTCAATGTATCTTGAACTTGTGTGGAATTTTTTTTGAATACTTTCTCAACACCATCCAAATAATCCTTTATAAGAGATTGCATTATCCTACCAACATTCTTTACTTTAGAATTTTTATATGTCACATGCATGTGCATCCATTTGTCAAAATCATCTTTACCTTTTGGTGCATCTCCATCAAAGGCCTTTCCATATTTTTTGATTAATACTTTCAATAGTATTTCAAGACCCCTTTGCATTTTCGCAACATCATCGGAACCCCACGGCCCCCTAAACCAATTGAAACCAAGCATTCTTCTACCAGATGTTTCGGGAATAGACATAAGGTCTTCTTTGGCTGATGCAAGAATGTTTCCTTCCAGTTCAACAACAAGACCACTACCTCCCTGCACACCCCTAACAATAGGTGTTCTATCCATATTTGTAAATGCAGATATGGAACGATTTGAGTTTTGGATTTCATACAACTGATCAAAACTACTCATTCTTGTTACATGAAAAACTGTTGCCCTAACTTCCTTCGGGAATATTCTTTTAAACATGGAACCAGATAGAGGCAACCACATATGATTTGCTGACGAACCGGGCCCACCTCTTCTTGCTGAAGTGGCTGACATATCTGATCCACCTTCTGCCCTAGTAAAAATAAGTTCTGATAAACTTAATGAGTGCGTGGGTGCGAAATCTAATTCCTCGTATAAAGATTTGAAGGTTTTCATTACACTTTCCCTACAACACGAATGGGTTTATTTTTTTAGAGCCGGGCTTTATTGAGTATCTACTTTCTTTCATCTCTTGAATTTTTAATTCTGCTTGAACCTCATAGTAATCTGACCTTGTTGCAATTCTCATTCTAAACGGCCCAGAGCCAGCTAACAAGGGAATTTTTCCTTTTAATTTCAGAGGATTTGCGCTTCCTATCATATAAAAATCATCACCGGCTTGCATGTAATATGCTGGTTCTGCTTTTCCCTTTAGATAGTGGTCTGTAACTTCTTTTCCCAAATTAACATCTGGTTCAGTCATTATATATCTATTAATTCCCGGCTGAGAAAAATATTCTCTCATAACCTCTAGAGGAACAGCATCCTTATCCTTTAATCCACGGAAATTGGTCCCTCTTCCCAATTTTGATGTGGGTATTTTAGGATTTTTTATTCCCGAAAATTTTGAAATCGCTTCAACAAAGAGTTTAGTTTCATCTGATTTATTTAATAGTTCTACTGATTTGTGGGCGGAAGGCATTGTATATGTCGTATCCCACTTTTTTCCATCATAATATACTCTAGGATTTCCTAGATTATCTGTATGATTCATTTTAACTTCTATCCAACAAGCGTTACCATTTTGCGCTGTAACATAGATATCTGCATATGCTGATGAAACTTTAGGTCTTTCAGCCGTTACGCCCTTTATTTTATCAAGGGCAGCAGCGATATCCTTTTCATACCTATCAGACTTTGGACTCTCAACCAATAAATCTTGAATCTTATCGACATGGGGGGTATATGATTCTGTACGGGGGCGTAATTGCCGGACATAGTGATTGAGGTTAGACATTCAACTGCTCCATGTGTGTATTATATTCTATTTATATAACATGGAACTTGATGGGTGTCAAGTAGATAATGTCTTTATTTTAGGAAACCTTCCAAATTGCCGATTTCTTTCTTTGCAAATCTACCAATCAGTCTCTCAGATTTACCCATATTCCCTATAGTTGCCGCACTCAAATCTGTATAGCATACCGTTGTGAACCTCTGTCCTGCACCACGAATAGGTGTAACACAGTGTAAACTCTTTGAATCCGCAATACACACGCAATTATCTGGGAGATCAAGTCCTACACCCCAGCGAGGAAATGAAAGATATGCTCCCTCGTAGTCACCCTGACGATGACAACTCATTGTGGTATACTCAACATCCTTACCATCACTATGAACAGCCATTGCTTTACTCTGCATTGCACTGTACCGATTAGCACTCAGTGTCGTAATCATACCGTGACGATGCTCTGGTGCAATTGCATCTTCTGCAAACTTCTTCTGCCGAGTGTAAATCTCAGGTGCAGCATTCTCAAATGCAATCTCTACATGTGTGCATAGTTCCTTCAAAGCAATCCACTTGTCTGGGTTGGATATATTGATCTTTCCTGTGAAACGTCCTCTTTTTACACCGATCATGACTGAATTGATTTCGTTGGAATATGCGATCATGCCCCAACCACCGCTCTTAGTGCGAGTGTGGTAGGAGTTAGGACTACGGAGTTTATAGTGTTCACCCTCAATCAACCCCCTCTTTGCCATCTCTACGGGGTCTATAGGGCCAGAGCAGTTCGCTCTCATGACAGAACTATCTTCTATCCCATAAAGAACATCACGCATGTCATCATTCGGAAATGCATTTGTCACTACATATGCAATAGGTACACCCTTGCCGTCAAGAGTAGAATCTGGACGCATAATAGCAGTATCCTCTGTTACATGGATAATATCATCAAGGTCAGACTCATTGTAAAACTTTCCATTCCACTTATCAAAAGTGGCCTTCTCGCCATAATCATTCTGTGCGATTATATGCTTCATGACATCTCCATTTTATCAAACATATCTTGGGTAGTATATTTGCTGTCGTAGTAAGAATATGTATCATATGATTTATCTCTATACTCATCTCTTAGCTCTTCATTAACAGACAGCTCTTGCACCAAATCTCTGCACTCTTCCATGTTGTCATTAGAAAGCCATATTGTTCCACTATCTAATTCTGTTAAAGGTTTATCATAGTAACGATGAATACAAATATCCCCGTATTCTTTTCTGAACACAGGTATTGCTCCAACTGCGACAATTTCTAAATGGGTATACTCTAGGGATTTTTTAATAAATCTGTCCTCAAGTAAAGACAGCTGATAACCAAATCCACATTTAGACATCCTATTCAGCATTTCTTTATTATTATAATCACCAAAGACTGTCGCATCCTTTCCATATCTATCTTTCAAGTCTACAGTGTCTATTTCTGAGACAACTTCATCAAAAAACTTATTCCTGTTTTTTAACTCTATAAAAATAGGACTCTTATCTATTCCTTCAAATGTGGTTAAGTGGCCCAATTCTTTTAAATACTTATTATGGAAGTCAAACATCATGTCATAGTTTTTCCATCTCGCAGTCCGACCTATCCATTTGTGATGCTTCATATCTTGATCTTCAACAGATTTATGATATTCCTCATAGTGAGAAAATGATATTCCCGGCTGCATCAGGTGAATATCTATTTTCCTCATATCAAAAAGATTTGGAGTATTTACCATGTCTGCAAAATCACCAGTGTCGGAGTGTGCAAATATTATATCTGATTTTTCATAAGAATCTTGTAGCAATGTATTTCTTCTTAGTGAAGACTTGTTATGATCATGCTGAATAAACACCCTATATACGTCTAAGTCCAACAGTGTAGAAAACCTATCTTGACATTTTTTACTGTGATTAACAGACGGCAATGAATTGAATATAATTATATCAGAAGATTTACAGCCCTCATATACCTCATCAAAATCATCTCTGTCAAAGCGCACATGAACCAAATTCTGTATCTCATGGGAGTCGTTCCTAGACCACCTTTTATCCTTAGATGCATATACCATAGGAGTATGGGAGTTGTTGAGTAGCCACCTCTCCAACTCTACAGTGTATTTTGTAACACCACAACCCTCAACTCCTCTACCAAGAACAATAGCTACTTTCAAAACAATCTACCAATCTCACTATATTTTGCAGCTTTATTATAATAACATTTTATCATTTTATAACCAGAAAATTCTTTATGTTTGGAAATTACTTGAACTCCATCTTTTGTATTCCATTTTACAAAATCTGGATACATCTTTATAAGTTCTTCGTGACTTTTGTTTATCAAATCTATAGTTCTTCTATTTAGGCCCTCTTCACAACCACCCTTTTGACCCCATTGGCCAACATGACCAAATTTACACCATACTCTATTTTTATGTCCCATGAGAAGTAACTGTAAGTGAAAATTTACGTCCTCACTAAACAAATTATGATTCCAGATCAATTTATCTGTATCTGGAAGTTTAGAACCATTATAAAATGTTGCAACTATAGTTTCACCATTTTCCACCCAATCTTTTTCAAGCGGTGGTACATTTCCTCTCCTAATTCCCACAAAAGACACATCATTCTCTAACCATTGAATAGTCATGTTATAAAGTTCATACCAATCTTCTTCAGTTAAAGGCCTTTTTGTTGGTGATTCAGAAAATCTTCTTTTTAACTCAATATCATCATCCATCATTCCAAAAATATTATTACCAGCATTTTCTATAATGTATTTCCTAGTTTTTGATATTCCCATCCAATCTTCTGGTAAAACCATTATTGGATAATTATCATATAAATGTTTTTCGTGAGGTTGCACGACTAGTGTGGTTTTATCTTGTAAAAATTTAGGAAGCTGTGAAAATGTTATTTGTTTATCAGACCTTCCTAAAGTTGGTATATATATTTTCATGAAATTTTATCTATCATTTGGGCATATAGTCCTCATACTTCATAGTCTTACCGCTGTGTGCATTTGGGCAGTAAGTCTTCAGATTTTCAGGCGCAAGATTATTTAGATTGCGGTCAACGTGGTCTACTTGCAAACCCTTTTTATAATTTACTAAACGCTCTTCCTCAGAAAGAGTAAATTCTTCAGAACCAATTGGCGGGTTAGTAACAAAGTCTTCAAAGCATTTGCAGCCTTCACGTTCACAACGATCCTTTTGTGCTGCTTTGTATGCTAAATCTCTCTCTTGGGCAAACTTACTAGATTTAAGTCTTAAGCGTTTTTCATTAACAGCACCCCAAAGATAATCATAAGCACCCTCTTTTGAAATGTGATTAGAATAAACATTGGAGTATGCACCGTTGAATAGTCCACCCTCTGTTGCATATGGCTGCTTGGTTGCAATATTTACTGCAAGTTTGATAACCAGATCACGCACTTTTTCATCTTCAATTTGTGCAACTTCATAATCAAACTTACCTTGCCAAACAAATATATTTCTATCCATCCTTGCAATAACTTGCTGTAAATTATTATCAACGTCACCATCATTTTTGATAACAGGTAAGCAAGACATAGCACCCATGTTATTTACATTGATTCCAACATTACCAATGTATATCACAGCCATTGCAACCAAATTGTTATTTTCATCATTAAGATCATCTACAGTAACTTCATTAGAGCCACCTTCTTTTTCTTTAGCAGTTAATGCTCTGCAATCTCCAATGTGATAAGGCAAATCTTGATCATCATACTTGAAGGTAAGATTTTTATAATTAGCCTTTAACTTACTCCAATATGAAACAACATTTTCTGGCTCCATCCAATCGGATGAGGATATTCCACATTTTATTAAAGCGGTTACTTTGGTATTTTGCAGCTTAGCAATTTCTGTTTTTTTAAACTCCTCATTAGGAATTCCAGACTTTAAGTATTTGCCTATGGCATTTCTTTTGGCCAAATGTGTAAAGATTTCTTCAACTTGTTTATGATTTCCCTCCCAGCTGGGGGAAAATGTTGAATAATTTTGGGCAAAGAATCCCAAACGCCATTTAGCTTTCTCCATCTTATCAGAGATAACATCATAAAACTCAGAATTATTAAGCATTGACCAAGTTGGAGTACCTGTCATACCAAACCAAAATTTTGGTTTTAATGAATTTATAGCAGTAAACCATTTTGCATCATAATTACCACCAGTATGACCAACATCTTGAGTATAAGAATTATTGTCTCCACCAATAGGAGAACCCAATCCACGAT